GCAAAACTAAATCATACTTTTGTGCGCGAGATAGATTATACTTGACTGCAAGGGATTCTGCAACTTTAGAAATATTAGTCAATTTGAATATTACTCCATTGTTTAAGTTTATTGAACTTAGCTTGTTTAGCTAATTGTAGACTAGACCCGTTGATAAAATCCTTTTCTTCAAGAAGTTCGATCATAGCAAGAAGATCACCCAACTCTTCTTCTAGATGATCTTTATTTGTTTTTGGTTTTCCAGGCTTATAATTATCTGCACCAAATCTTTCACATTTACTGACTGCTTGAATGACTTCAGCACACTCTTCCTGAAGAATTAGAAGTATTTCTTTGATATCGTTCATATTGTAATAGTATAACATTTATACAAAGTTGTCAAGTTTTGGTGGGGTCCATCCTTCTGGTTTTAAAACTTTACCGTCTTCGCGTTTGATAACTTTGCCAGTTTGCAGGTCGATTTTTTCGAGATTGCTTCGAGCAACTTCATCCCAAGCACCGTAAACATTCCAACCTTTCATCTTACAATAGCCAAGAATTACCCAAATCATATCCATACATGCATCTAATTGTTCAACATCTGTTTTAGATTCTTTAAATTCTGTAAACTCTTCTTCAATCAAATTTGCATAAAGAATTATATTCTCAACAGAAGGTTTTTGATCACATGCATCAACGAAAGTATTCACATCATTATAAAAGTCAGTCTCAAGTTTTCTCAAAATAATTGTTCCATCTTTTTCAGAGATATCAAGTCTTGTTCCTTCGTACCATTTCATCTGCTCACACAATTCATCAGGCAACTGAAGAACAGCAGAACCGTCATCTAGAACTTCAACAACTTCACCTACAAATTTATCCTTCATTACTATTCGGGTCTAGTGATACCCGCCTCCATTCATTATCAACTTTCAACCAAAGGCGTTTGTCTCGACCAACTGACAATCCAACTTGCAGGTCATACTGAGGATTGGTTGGAACAAAAGTGTAGACATTCGTATCTTTTGGAGGATCTGGTAGTTTTGAGTAACCTTGCAAAGTTAATATTGTTGTTCCAATAGGTTGCATATCTACATCCGCAACATCTACTGGTGCAGGCAACATTTCTTTAACGATAGTTTCTTTTGTATGAATTCGTTCAATCACTTCTTTGCCAGCGAATACCCCTCCAAGCAAACCTCCAAGCAAACCAGTACCTCTAATAAATTTTCGTCTATTCATATTTTCTCCACATTCACATTACATTTTTCTAAGAATTTTACACCGTCATCTGAGCGATAGACATTACGATAATATACACTCTTAATTCCGCTTTGATATATGAGTTTAGCACAATCTAAGCATGGAGAGTGGGTAATAAACATCGATGCACCATCACCAGACTCGGTAGACTTGGCTAACTTGGCGATTGAGTTCGTCTCCGCATGAAGTACCTCAGGTTTAGTTTTTAATGTAGGACCCTCGCCCTGTAGATAAGGAAGTGAGGGTGTTATCACATCTTCACAGTTGTTATCCCACCCTGAGGGCATGCCATTGTAGCCAATAGAGATAATGCGATCATCTTTTACAATAATCGCACCAACATGAAGACGCCGAGCACTTGACAATTCAGCAAAGGTCTCAGCGACCTTCATGTATGCATTACGAAATTTTTCTTTCACAGTGCCTCATATTCATCTTTACCTACACCACACTCAGGGCAAGTGAAGTCATCCGGCAATTCTTCCCATTTACCTTCTGTTGCTTCATCATGCACATGCCCACACACTACACAAACGTAATCTGGTTTCATAGAGCCTCCAATACTAGTTTATATGCATTCGCATGGCGCTCTTCAACTTTCTTCAAAGCATGAAAACGCTTTTCTGCTTTCTCTAGAAGTTCGATAAATTCACGCGCATGTTCTTTAGATTCTTGAGTCTGACCTTGAAATTCTTTTGAAGATTCGATATCGCCTTCAGTCATTGCAATAGCTTCGAACTGAGGATACATTTCTGTGTACTCATAAGTCTCGCCAGCAATTGCTTTTTCTAGGCACTCTTTAGTTGATGGCTTACCAATCAACAATTCAAGGTGTCCCCATGCATGTTTGATTTCTTGATCTGCGGTGTGTTCGAAATGTTTTGCTACATCTTCGAATCCTTCAGCCCGAGCGATTCTGGCAAAATAACGATACTTGATATGTGCCATAGATTCACCAGCTAAAGCACTCTCAAGATTTTTTAATGTTACCGAGGTTTTCATTTTTATCCTTTATAGTGTGTAGTATTTTAATTTAAAACTATCTGCTCTTGATTCATAACCAATGTAGCCGCGAGGATTACATACGATTCTAGTTTCTCCAATCATATAATCAAATTCATCATGAGTGTGACCATGTGTCCACAATTTAATTTGTGGGTGATCTAAAATGAATTCAGAAAGATCGCTAGAATAAGCTCCGTTAGTTAAAACATCATTTTTATACTTTGGTTTGACAGACAATTTTGAAGGAGCATGGTGCCCAATGACAACATATTTTTTTGTCGTATCTGTAGTTGCATCATGAATATAATCTAAAGTATTTTTATGCTCTTCATAAACAAATTCTGGAGTAAGAACTTTGTTTTGCCCATTGCGAATAGTTCTAAAGTCATTCATAACTTGTTTGACATGAAACAGAGTAGACGGGTCATTACGATTCATATCGGTCCATAAAGTGCCACATACGAAAGTAACATCATCTATGACTTTCGATTCTTTCTCAAGAAGAAAAATATTTTCGAATCGCTTCAACTTCACTGACAATATGGTTTTACTCGCTCGAAGATCCCCTCCATAATGCTCATGATTACCCATGATATAAATTACATTTGAAAATTGTTTAGAACATTCTTCAAAAAACACTTCTTCGATTTCTTCGAATCGTTTTGCAACACAGATATCACCAGATAAAACTAGAACATCAGCCGACTCTTCATTTTTCAATGAGATTGGACCGAACTCTAAGTGTATATCAGATGCGAGTGCTATTTTCATAATGTAATTCCCCTTTGAGTGCTATTTTCATAATGTAATTCCCCTTTCCATATTATACTAACATGGAAAGGGGTTCCTGTCAAGAGTTATTCCTGTAGAAGTTGTTGTTTTTTAGCAACAATAGGAATGCGTTTTGGGAGGCTTTCTTCTGGGATGATGTTCTCTAGCTCAACCGTTAGAATTCCGTGCTCTAGGCTCGCTCCATTGACTCTAACCGTGTCTGCCATCTGCACAGTTTTCTTGAAAGAGCGATAGCCGATGCCGTGATGCAAATAAGAACGATTATCATTCTTATCCACTTTCTTTCCTGTGATTGTGAGAACACCCTTTACAACCTCAATATCAATTTCATCTTGTGAAAAACCTGCGACTGCAAGTTCGACAAGATATTTGTTGTCACTTTCTTTTACGATATTATGAGGAGGAAAGGTATGTGAAGGAAGTTTTTCATGAGCCAAGTTTTCGAATGCATTAAACAGACGATCAAACCCGACAGTTGAAGGAACAAGAGGACCAAAAGAAATACGACCAAGTGATAAATCATTACCCATTTTTTTCTCCTTAATTAAGCAAGTTAAAGTAAACCAACCCCGAAGGCATTGGTGGCAGATTTACAGGGTGCCAGCCTGTTCCCATCCCGAGGAATATTCTTATTTAGTCAAAGGAACGAATGCTTCCTCATTTACCAAATATTTTCTTTGTGGATTTTCTTCTTTAAATACTGTGATAAAAGTGTAAGATTTGTCCTGTCTTTTTTCGAAAAGACTGCTAGTGCAAACAATTTCACCAGTGTAGATGTTCTTCAGTTTGGTGATTTTTTCTTCCACCTTCTTCATTTTTCACCTTCAACTTAATGTCTTTTTTCCAATGTTATATTTACTTACAAGTTCCCAATCATCTTTTTCTTTATAAGAAATGATCTTGATCTGGTGTAGCGGTGCCATTTTTCCTTCCATGATAGAAGGGTTGACGATTTTAACAAGACCCCATTCTTCTAAAAGTTTAGCGATTGCGTTTCTGCGTTCGATATCATTGTCAGATATATTAGCAGGTTTTCCATCCAAAGAAAAGAGTTCCTTGAAGTGAACGATGTAATATTGCCCTCTCTTGTGTAAGATATGACAAGATTGATATAGCGTCTTTTCTTTCCGCGAAGACACACCAATTCTGGTTAAAGTTTCTCTAACTTTAAGAAAATCGTCTTGCTCATTGAGAGTTACTTCTACAAAAGTTGCTAAGTCTACCATGCTACGTCCCCAGCCCGCCTTCCGCGGTTTTTTCTTTTAATTGTTGTAATTGCTCTTCAGTAAGCAGACTTAGGACTTCTTGTGCTTTTTCAGTTGATAGACCATAGAAAGTCTTGATACATGCTATGTCTTCACTTTTTTCAGCCTTAACCCACTTATTGAAAGGTCTTTTTCTCGACCTCACTGTATTTATTAAAAAATCATTTTGCAGTTTTTTGTCTACAAATGGGCGCCGATTCATCTCATTTGCAAACATGATGCAATCAAAATGATAGGAAAGAGCACGATTCACTAGAAACGGTTCATAAGACTTCTCTGTATAGTCATCAATAATGAGATTCTTTTTTCCTACAAGAATTTCGTTTACGTAATCAAAAGGATTCATAATGATCTCTTCAAATATTCCAATGCTCTGTTCAAACCCTCTATGTTATCTCCCAAACATCCTATCGCAAGATTACAATCTTCACACAACCAACCACGAAACTGTTTAGTAGACGGGTCATGGTCTAAGACCAATTTTGTCAACCTCGATCTACTTGTTTCGCCAGGCTTTTTACCACAACATTCACAAAATTGTGGCATTGGTCTAGCTTTCTTTTTTAATATGGATACATCTCTATGTCGATCTTTGATACACAAACGACACCGCGAATCATAATTATCTTTACGTCCTGAGTGATTTGGAAAGTCAAACAGAGGTTTTTCTTGCTTGCAGTACACGCAAGTCTTAGTTATTACCTTCTCTTCTCCAAAGACTGTATTGACAATCATTTGAATTCAAGACTTACCATAAGTTCAGTCAGACAAGCAACAGTATTGATCTGTGTATCAGCAACGAATGCTTGTTTGTACTGGTAATCTGCAAGAATAATTACCGCTTGAG